CCAAGCCAAAATCGGATTCGACGAAGCGCAAAGGATGGTATCGATCTCGCCGCAACTCAGGCGACACTTAAGAGCAGGGAAGCACGATATTAAAGCGCCAACGCTCTCAGCGCGATGCACGTACCTGAGCAGCGAGCGCGATACACTCGACGGCCTCAACATACACTTCGCAGGAATTGATGAATACCACGCGCACCCAACCGATGGAGTGGCGAACGTACTGCGATCAGGTATGCAAGCGCGGCGTAACCCGTTACACCTTACAATTACAACGGCAGGGTTTAACCGTGAATCGCCATGTTACGAAATGCAAAAGACGTGCAAGGAGATACTCGACGGAGTGAAGCACGACGATGCACAATTTGCGTTGATCTATGAGCTGGATGAAGATGACGATTGGACGGACTCCAGCACATGGATAAAGGCCAACCCTTCGTTGGGCGTGGCGCTACGGCCGCAGCTGCTGGAGTCACAGTTACAACAAGCCATTAACCTAGGCGGATCGCGAGAGGTAGAATTTAAAACGAAGCACCTTAACAAATGGGTGACCGCTTCAAAGACTTGGATACAGGATGAGATATGGAGCGCCAACGAACGACAGGAAGATTTGACGGGGCGGATTTGTTGGGGTGGGTTGGACCTTGCTAGCGTTTCCGATATGACGGCGCTGGTGATGGTGTACCCTGACGGCGAGGGCTACCATGTGCGCGGCCATTACTTCATGCCCAGCGATACCATTGACAACATATTGGATCGCGACCCGTCGCACATCTACCGGACGTTTTTAGATCTTCCAAACTTCCACGTGACAGATGGCAATGTAACTGACTACGCGGCAATCCGCCGGCTGGTCAGTGGGGTGATGAACCGCCCCGACGGTCAGGAGGTAGACGCCACCAGTTTGATGCATAACTACCAAATAGAAAAGATTGCTTTTGACAGATACAACAGCACGCAGATCGCGATCGACTTGGTAGATGATGGCGTGCCGCTTACGCCATTCGGTCAGGGCTTTGTTTCTATGTCGTCACCCACCAAACAGCTGGAGGTGTTGGTAAGAACGGGCAAGGTTTGGCACGATGGCGATCCGGTCCTGCGTTGGGCGCTTGGCAACGTCGAGTTGAAAATGGATCCCGCGGGCAACATAAAAGCCGACAAACAAAAGAGCGGCGGCAAGATCGACCCGATCGTGGCCATGGTCATGGGCATAGGCGAACACATGAAAACACCGCAGGAGGTAGAGCAGAATTTTGATATAATTTCCCTGTAGTAAATTGCAACCCATATGGCAACACTTCGCGACAGATTAAATGCGCTTTTGAGGTATCGCGTAGGTAAGTACGATTCTCAGACCTTGGCGAATGACCTAGGCATTTACGGCACTACGGTAAGCGGTGCGAACATAAACGAGAATACAGCGCTAACCATTTCCACGGTTTACGCCTGCGTGTACAAGATTGCCAGCACCCTGGCCAGTTTGGATCTTGAGGTATATGAGCGCACTGGCCGCGAGATAGAACCGGCAAATGTGCATCCAGCTTATGACGTTATCAAATACAAGCCGAACGAATACCAAACGGCGTTTGATTTTTGGGAAACCATTATAAGTAATGCAGTAATTAACGGCGTGGGCTATGCACTGATTGAGCGCGATGGCCGTGGGTACGTTACAAGTTTGGTGTGCTTAGATATTTACGACGTAGACCGCAAGACCGTAAATGGCCAAATGGTTTACAGCGTGCGAAACGTGGGCATCGTGCAGGCTGAGAATATGCTGGAGATTTGCAACCTACAAAGGAAGTCGCCCATCCGTTTGCACCGTGAGAATTTAGGACTAGCGAAAGCAGCCGAAGACTTTGGCGCGGAATACTTTGGAAGCGGTGGGCAAATGACAGGGATATTATCCAGCGACCAGCCTTTGAAAAAGGAACAGATGGATATAATTCAAGGCAGTTGGAACAAGGCCGCACAACAGGCCGGCACGAAACTGCTGCCGTTTGGATTTAAGTATTCACGAATAAGCATTAGCCCGGACGAGGCGCAATTTATCGAAACGCGTAAATTTCAAGCCGAAGAGATATGCCGCATTTTCAGCGTGCCGCCTACATTGGTACAGCTCGAAAGCCAAACAACATACAACAACGTTGAACAGCAGAACCTGCAATTTGCACGGCACACCATTGCACCATGGGCCAAGCGCATCGAGCAGGAAATTGATCGCAAGCTGATCCAGTCACGCGAACGCCCACAGATATACAGCAAGTTTAATTTAAACGATTTGTATCGTGGCGATATGCAGAGCCGTGCAGACTTCTACACGAAACTCTTAAATACTGGCGTCATAAGTATAAACGAAGTTAGACGCCGTGAATCAATGAACCCAACAGAAGGCGGTGACATTCATACGATTGGCGTGAATAACATTGCACTGGATAGGCTAGGCGCTTACTCGGATAAAGTTTCAGAAACACAGAACAATGGACAATAAAGATGACAAGCGCACCGATGAGCTGCGCAGCCAATACGGTGAAAACGTAGAACTGCGAACGGCGGAAGTGCGTGCCGCTGGCGACGATGCTTTGGTAGTCGAAGGCTATGCAAGCAACTTTGATGTAGAGTATGATCTTGGATACTTTAAAGAAACCGTAGCACGTGGCGCATTTGATAACGTCATGGAGGATGATGTAAGGTTCTTACTCAATCACACGGGCGCACCATTGGCACGAACTACGAACGGCACGCTAGAACTGAGCGTTGACGATCAGGGTTTAAAGTATCGCGCGGCACTTGCCGACACGCAGGACGGGCGCGACCTTTACAAGCTGATTAAGCGCGGCGATATTTCACAAAGCTCGTTTGCCTTTACAATTGAGGCGGACGAATGGAGCGAGGACCGCAGCACGCGAACCATTACCAAGGTGGGCAGGTTATTAGACACGAGCGCCGTGACATACCCAGCCAGCCCGACGGCTTCAGTATATGCGCGTAACATGGCAGCGGCGGCGCAGGAAGTGGAGGAATTGAAGGAAGAACAGGTAGCAGCAGAACCGGAAACGGAAGAACGCGCAGAACCTGCAACGATAAAAACAGAACCGCGTAACTTTACGCAAAACATTACAAAGATGACTTTAAACGATTTGAAAGGCCAGCGCAATGCGAACTACGAAGAATTTGTAGCAATTGGCCAAAAAGCGGACTCAGAGGGCCGCGTTATGACAGAAGCAGAACAAGAACGATGCGACAAGCTCGACAGCATGATGCAGGACTTGGACGTTAAGATTAAGCACAAAACACGTGAGCAGGACATGGTTGCACGAATGGCGCAGAGCGGTACAGCTGGCGTATCCGAGCAACGCGAAGTTGAGCGCGTGAACGGTTCTTTTTCCCTAAGCCGTGCAGTCGCTGCCGTTGCAAACGGTCGCAACTTGGAAGGTGCAGAAGCAGAGTGGGCAAGTGAGGCAAGCAAGGAAGCACGAAGCCAAGGCCTGCAAATGGCTGGACAAATTGCAATTCCTTCTATCGCTTTGCGTGAAGGAGGTGCTGACGACTTCCAAGCAGGAAGCGGTGACGGTTCAGGATTCGTTCCAACTGTTGTACCTGCTGCAATCGAAGCACTGCGAGCGCCAACGGTAGTCGAAGGACTCGGCACAACAGTAATTCGAAACGCCACCGGAAACCTTCAGTTTCCACGGGTAAGCGTGAAGGCCGCAGGTACAGGCGAGGGTGAAGTTGATGCTGATACAGGTTCAGGCATGGAAATGGACCAAGTTGATTTGACGCCGCAGCGTGTTGCAGCTAACACCAAGTACAGCAAGCAATTGATTTTGCAAGGCGGCCCTGAATTGGATGCACTCATCTCTAACGAGTTGGCCGCGGCTATGAACGCTTACGTAGATACAACAGCCTTTGCCGCTATCATGGCATCGAGTGCCGTAAATCAGTCAAGCGTAACTGATGGCGCTTTGACTGCTGCAATTGTAAACAAGATGGAAACGGACGCACTTGGAGCAGGTGCAAACCTTGCCGGCGCTTCGTACGTTATGAGCCCCGGCGCTTACGGCCTTTCTAAGGCATTGGCTCAGGTTGCTAATGTAAACCCACTTTGGGAGAATGGCCGCTTCAATATGTATAACGCCGTAGCTACGCCGTACCTTGTTAATGGATTTTTGGAGGATACCACAACCCCAGCAGCGGGGGCGCTTTGCTTTGGTAACTTCCAACAGGGCGGAATTCTTGCCTACTTCGGTGGCATCGACTTGCTAGTGGACCCGTACAGCGATGCAGGTACTGCACAGATTGCTTTGCACGTTAATCGTTTCTTTGATTTCGATTTGCGACAGCCGGGCGCTTTGTCAATTGCCAAGCACTTGAATGCATAATTTGGTTGGGTTATTTGTTTGGAAAGGAGGGGCTTCGGCCCCTCTTTTTTTTGTCCGTATTTTAGCGACATGATGACCGTAGAAATAACAGGCACGCCCGACCTCGACAGCATTATAACCGTGGCACAGTTAAAGGAACATTTGCGAGTGGATCACACAGACGAGGATACACTTATAGAAGCTTACCGAGATGCAGCGATAGCGTGGATTGAAGACTATTGCAACACGCGGCTCGGTGACGTGACTGCCGTGGGCTACATTGATTTTTTTTACAACGTCCGTCTGCCTATTGGTCCGGTCAACTCCATTGCTTCAGTGCAGTACAAGGACACGGCGAACGCCACGCAGACGCTGGCGACAACTAAGTGGTGGGCCGATATAAAAACCAAAGCCGCGCGGATCACATTTGACAACGTGCCCGATCTTTATGACGACACATTTAACGCGGTGCAGGTCAACATGAATGTAGGATATTCAGAGGCCGATATACCAAAGCCTTTCATTACCGCGATCCGTTGGATGGTGGCGCACCTATACGAGCAGCGGCAGCCAGTCGTAGCAGGTACGATTGCAACCACGTTACCGCTCGGCCTGTACGCTATCTTAAACCCTTACCGCGTTATTACTTCAGTATGAGGATAGGACAAAGCGACAGACGAATTGAGGTGCAGAGCTACACTACCAGCACCAACGCGTACGGTGAGCGCGTGCCGTCCTGGTCTACGTTGGTAACCGTATGGGCTGAACTGATGAAGGCGGGCGAAGGTATGGCCGAAAAGCTAACCGGCGATCAGGATATGCCGGTGCAGCGGCTACGGTTTAAAATCCGCAGCAGCACGGACACACGGGCAATCAATCCAGCCGACCGCGTTATATACAACAGCAACACGTATACCATCCAAGGCATTGAGGAGGTTGGGCGCAATGACCAGCTTATTCTACTTTGCGAAATAACCGGAACACATGGCACAGGGATCACTTGAGCAGAAAGGCGGTAAGGTTGGTTTTGAAGGAATCGGCGCAGACATTAAGCCGCTGCTGAAACAATTCGAGCAGATGCGCAAACAGGTTACGAATCCCAAAATACAAAAGCAAATTCATCGCGCAGTCGGCAAGATTTACAAGGATGAGATGCTGAACAACATTGTCGACGCGCGCGAAATTATTCGGATCCGTCGAGGTGGTAAAGGTGGCTTTGATATAAAGCCCGGCACGCTGCGCCGATCCATTAAGGTCTGGCTCATTGACAAACAAAAAAGCACTTACTGGGTTGGGCCGCGTGCTGGTAAACGCGCACCAAAAGACGGTGATGGATGGTTCGCCAACATCGTCGAAGGTGATGACCAGTATGTAAAAGGCAACAACCGAAATAAAGGCGTATTTGCTCGGTCGATTGCAAACAAGCGGGGCGAGGCGTTGACGAAGATGCGCAAGAAATACGAGTTTCAAATTCGCAAAGCAGCGAAAGCAAAAGGAAAAAAGAAATGAATGCAGGAATAGCCGCGTATGTAATACTGACGCAAAACACAGACGTCACAGATATCGTTGGCGTCAAGGTATTTCCAGAGGTAGCCGAGCAGGAAACCGCCACGCCGTTTATCGTTTACCAGTTGCAGAGCGTAGCGCCGGAGGACACGCACGACGGGCCGAGTAAGCTGGACGAAGTACGGTTCGAATTCCTTTGCTATGCCGATACGTATGCCCTGGCTGCTGATCTAGGCGACAAAGTACGCGGTGCATTGGATCGTGTTAGCGGCACATACAACGGCGTGAACGTGGAGAGCGTACAATTCAATGACGTAGACATTGACACCATTGACGCGCCGCGCCGCTTTGCTCAAGTGCTGACCTTTACCTTTCGAATCAAGCGCGACAACTTTACCATTGCGCAGGGCACACCGGTAACGGGTGCAAAGATTGGCGACCTGTACGACGTGGATGTGACCGGCGTAACGGACGGTCAGGTATTAGCCTACGATGCAGCTGTACAGGAATGGCAACCGGTAGACGACGCGGGCGGCGTTGAGACGCTCGAAGAGTTGACCGATACGAATATCATAAGCCCTTCACAAGGAAGCGTTATATCGTACAATTCAGGGGTT